GTTGCACTTATTATACTACGCATACTCTTTATTACAGGGTCAACTCCGTGAACTAAGCCAGTGTCGACTACTATAACCTCCTCACTAGAATATAGAGTATTTGCGATTGCTTCAGACGTTAAGTAATTGTTCATCTCATCAACTGTTATAGACCCTATCCCATCCATATTCCTAAGCGAGGAGGGTAGAGCTTCACCATATGACTTCAAAGTTTCAGCTACTTTAGACTTAGCTAGTCGTAGCGCACCTATGTTCTTACATTGGCCGTTTAACTCTTTACTAAGTAGAGTCATGATGACTTTCCTGTAAACTTCCATGTTTAGGGGCACACTTGTAGTTTCGCGCATCATCTCAGTAACATAGTTAGGTTTAGTCACACCTGAAGACCTCCAGATTATACCCCTGGATATTCTATTCGCAAGGTAAGTCGATACCGCATCAGCCTCATCCTTAGAGGACGTAGATATATCTAGGAGCCTAGAGATTTTCTCATCTTCTGCGAGAGATGCCTCGAAAGCTAGTTTCATCATCTCATAGGGCCTAGAGTTTGGGGGCTGTGAGAAGTTGCTCCTAACGAACCCACCTGAAACATTGATGGGTTTATCTATTAAGAATTCATCGCAATTCTCGACTCTCAGAAAAGTAGTATACTTACCTGCATGAGGAGATGATATGAATCCTCCTAGCTTCCACATCTCTGAAGTCTGAACTACTAATGATGACATCTCTAAGGTCGTCCTATCCATATTAACCTCAGAAGCATATTTATCAGCTAACTCCACTCCTAATATGACAGTACTCCTAGCTACTGATAAAGGAAGTATCCCCAGTTTTATGTCAGGCTTACCCCTCGACACCCTCATTCTCCCAGGATTGTCTGACCTTGGAGTGAGGAGATGCCCTAAGGGGTAACCAAGGAGGCCTGATATTTCACTGGCATGAGCGTGGAACTGAGGGTTACGAATAACTATCTTGGAGAGCACGTCAAGTAGTTTGTTGGGCACGTTGTTATCAGTAGTCTGCTCAGATTGGAATATCAAAGCTTGACTATGTGAAGTAGAGGATGTCTTAGGGTGTAAATAGGACAGATTTAAGACTGTGTGGGGCCTTCTCCTACCAAGACCTATAGCGCCTCCCCCAAGATCGATAGCCTCAAGATCTGTGACTACACTCATAGACCTATGAATTCCTTTAGATACTGAGATAACTAAGCGCACACTAGGTTTTGGTACACTTAAACCGATAGATGATATCATTTTACATATGTAATTCAGTATTTCTGTAGGTGAGTACCCACCCCTGTAATGTAGTAAAAATTTGTCTATACCTCCCCTAACCGCCCTTGTGTCCGTTGACTGTATCCTCTTTATTGTAGCTCTGTCAAGTACTTTGAGTGCGCCGTTGGACTTACCTTCTTGTGCGAGTCTCTGGTAATCTATCATCTTAGGGGTAGACATTATAATCTTACTTATAATAGCTGGGGTAACACCCTGAGTACTCTTTAATACTCCAGATATGGAATTGAATACACTATCACTTATGGGGCAATCTACCTCATTTAAACCTAATTTACGCCTCATCAAGTTACCTAACTTTGTCATCGATGATGTCCCCGTCAGGTCACTAGCTGTCGTCCCCAGACTATCTCCTAGGAGCAATTTAGAGGTGAATTGAGAGACTTCAGGTAAGTGGTCTGTGATATACCTGCACATGTGTGACACTATATTAGGATAAATATCACCCAATAGTATTAGGTCGGCATAGAGTTCACTAAGAGGATCACGTTCAAGAACGTACGACATGTTCATCGCACATGGGATGCCGAAACCACCCGCACCTCTGGGGAGTATGAGGAGAGCAGCCGAAGTCGGGGGTGTTAATGCGTTGTTTACCCTTTTCAACCTAGAGTGAGCATGCCAGAATACATATGGCTCTAGTCTATGAGCTGGAAAGCCTGCAGCTACAGCAGCCACTGCCTGTGCAACATAAGTGTCTATGCCCCCACCAACAGTATTGAGGTTACCTGTTTTCTCTATTATGCTGAACCCTGAGAGTGACTTCGGGAATGTATCTAGTAGCCTACCGTCGTTCCCGACTTCACCGAGGTACTCGAAAGTGGAGGTGGATATAAGCATTTTACCTATATGGAATATCAGACCAAGGTTCTCATAAGCTTTCTGTATAACAATGACAGCCTTAGCCGACTTATCAAATACCTCACCTTCATCTCCCTTAACGAGGAAGTATAAGACTCCATCATCAGAGTATGCTAAAACTACGCCAGTGAGACCTGCCTCCTCTAGCGCTAGGGTCATTATAGCAACGTGAATCGTGGTCCAACCAAAATTCAGAAATCCTTCGAAACCACCAGTGACGCCTGCGAAAGAGGTACTGATACCTCTAGTAGAATGACCCACTACTGCAGACCTAAAAGCTATATCTAGTCTTTTTAAGTAATCCTTGCCAGTTATTTCTGATAAGACCCTTCCTAAGCACCGGACATTAGCCCCCGGGAACTTCTTCGAGAACTCAGCCATGTCGAACGACAGGAAGACTGAGGATACACCTGAACTAACACCCATAGAGCTGTGGACAAACATCCTTAGATCTGTGTCCCTTGCGTTACTACTTTTTACAATAGAATTCCCTAACTGGCCTTTAGTTAGATTCTTAACTAGCCTCTCCGTCAGTGATAATATCTTTTTCATGCTAGGGTTTGCTACATAAAACATACGAGTTACTCTCTTATGTGTCTCTCCGTATTTCCCCTCAGTCGCTACTAGGTGAAAAGCACTTGGGTCTTCTATAAAAAAACTTTGCAATTCCTCACTAGTAAGTAGCCTCCCCATCTCATTCTCCTTCTGAGTATGCTTCTCTACGATTTTTATAAAGTACCTCTCAGCTTCTTTCGCTGTGGGCTCTTCTTGCTTGGAGTATTTGAGGAAGATATCTGACTCGAAGAGGTTTTTAGTCTCAAGCCTCTTAGATCCTGTTATATAATCCCTAGGTATTAGATCAGCAGAACCTAAATTTATGTTCTTTGGTTCTAGGCAGTGCGCCCTATCCTGAGTTTTAATATCCACATCTAGGAACCTATTATGATTAGGTGATTCTCTGAATTCCGTATTTGCCCACCTATTTACTGGGACCCTAAGCATTGAGTTATGGTCAGGGGTGGATTTAATAGACTGCATAAATAAACCCTCATCAGAACCTTCTTGTACTAACCGGAGAGGTTCACCTGACTTTACGCTTGACTGGTAAAAGGACCTTCTTAGCGCACCTTCGAGTTTAGTCACTGATTCTAGTGAGACTTCATTTGCAGATTTTACACCGTAGGTTGACCTCATACATTCCGTTATATCAGTATCAGGATGAGGTATATACTTATAGACATAAGACATTTGTATCTGCTCGTAAACACCGTCAACATTATCTACTATATAGTCTCTAAAAGAATCAGCTAAGACTGACTTGTAGCCATCGTATGTACTTAGTAGAGAAGTAGCTGGTGTAGAACCCATAATCTT